CCACGTCTCCCGTCCAGTTGTGCCAGGCGGTCTCATCCCCATTGAAGCGGTTGATGTCCAGGTTGCCCGCGTAGCCTGGTAGCTTGCCTTTACTCGTGTACTGCCACAGCACCCAGTTGGACCACCCCGGCGGTATCAGCGGACTGGAGGTGTAGCTTGCCAGCCACAGTTTGCGCGTGGCATATTTCGCGTACTCCGACCCCATGATCGCCTTCCAGCACCAGTTCGCGGCGTAGATTCCCAGTTGCCCAAATTCCGCTTCTGCAAGCGTCATAAACCCGTCTACGTGCTTATACGTCAATGGCGTAGCTCCGCTTTCGGTTTCCACGTCGAGCCACAGCCCCAGCTTGAGGTCTTTGCCCGCTATCGCGTTTCTCATCACGATCACCTGCTCCGCTGCGGTCTTGTAGCCCACGAGGAACAGGTACACACCTATCGGGATCCCGCGCCGTTTGAACTCCGCGTAGTGCATCTCAAAGGCTTCGTCTTTGCGCGTGCCATAAGCACAACGCAGTATCACCCCGTTTACCGCGCCCGCCAGTTTGTCGTAGTCAATGGATGCGCAGGGCTGGTATTGTGAAATGTCGATTACCGTTATCATTTACGCTCCTGCCAGAATATTCCAGGCAACCGCGCGCGACCCGCCGCGCCGGTTCTCGATGTAGATCTTGCCGTCGGTGTGCGCGCTTATGGTCAGCTTGCCGTCCGTGCCGGTCGTGCCTGTCAGCGCGCCGGTGGTGATGACGGTGTTCGTGCCGTTCACCCATGCGTAAGCGTAAGCCGTGCCAGCGGTGGCAGCGTACGTGACCATCGCATACTCGGTTGACCCTGCCCCCTGCCCACGCAGGATGAGGATGCCGCGCGCACAGGCAGGCGTGAAACTGTACACGCCGTCGTCGTCGATAGCCTTATTACCTCCCGTGATCGCGCCGGTTTCGCCGAAGTTCATCTTTGTGGCAATGTCCACATCGTTATCGCCAGCGTCTACGGTGAGGACTGCGCCGCCTGTGCCGTTGATGGTGGTGTTTATATCGGCTTTGGTTGTATTAATAATTGTTTCTGTTGTCCTGAATAGGTGGTAAGTTACAGGCGAATTATTTACATACAGAGCTATTGAAAATCCAGATGCGTATCCAGAATCGGAATTTGGTCTAACTTCAATATATCCAGGGAAACCAGTTACTTTTGATTGTTCAATAATTAAATAGTGTTCCCCAGAGATAACACTCTCTTTATCCCATATACTTCCAACTACACTTCCGCCATCAACAAAACTGATTGAATTTTTAAGTCCAAAAGTACCTCCAGCTTTTATTGAGATACCGTTTTCGCTAATCTCTACGTCCCCTGCCCCCGCCGTTAGCTTGCCAGTCGTGGCGGATAGCCCCGCCTGAAGCACGTCGTTTGCGTACCCGTTCACGCCGTCTGCGGTCATTCTCACACCGCTGAAGCCCTCGCCGGGTTCCACTCCGTTGCCAGACCTGAACTCGCCTGCGGTCATCAAGCCCATGTCAGAAGACAATTCATCCAGCCTGCCCACGTCATTTTGCGCCCGTTCCAGCGCGTCAATGCGCCGTTGCAAATCCCGTATCACCTGCCGGAGGTTGCCTTCTACTGCGTCTTTACTCATTTGTCACCTCATCAGCTACCACGTTCACCACGCCCTCGCTGTCCTTGAAGTTCATTTGCAATATCCTGATATCTGCCACGCACCCCAGCCTGTCGCCTGTAAATCCGGTCTGATAGGTTTCCAGCGTGAAGGTGTCGCCCAGCCGTAACTCTTTAAACAGGTCATCCGCGTCCACCAGCCCCAGCGTGAATGTCCGGCGCGGTTCTTTATGCTCATTGACGTAATTCCGCGCGTAATCAATATGGTCATCTTCTTCCTTCGCTGTGTTATCGGATAGCAGGAACTCATACAGCCCATAATCCCGCACAGCTGCCCAGTCGGTGTAGACTCCGATGCCTCCCTGCGCCCAGCTTCCCTTTGCGCCTTTGACGATGACGCGGTTGTAAGTTTCTCCCTGCTCGACCAGTTTGACGCCAGCCGCGACGTGCTTGTCCTCGTACAGCCGCGTGCTTCGTACCGTTCCCATCTGCTTGTACCAGTTAGCTTCAAACCACAGCGACCCGTTCCCGTCGAGGCTCGGTGTCACGTCCCATTCTTCGTTGCGCTTCTCCGCGATCCTGCATACCAGGTTGTACACCTGCGCATAATTGTCCAGCACGGTGATGTGCTTGCCCGCGCTGTAAGCGTGTCCCACTTTCAAGCCGATGATCTCGCTGCACGCGTCCTGGATGAACTTGCTGAACACGAACCCAGGTGTACCGTGATATTTTGTGTCTTTTCTCGTGAGAGCTCGTTTGAGCCGCGCTTCGCCGGATAGGCAGTTCACCGTGACCATGCCCCCGTTCCAGTCGCGCGGGCATTCTATCGTCCCTACCCACGGAGCCAGTTTGTCATGCTCCACGTGGACCCAGTTGCCAAAGTCGATGAAGTTGCTGCTGAACTTGTCATCCAGTACCGAGATGTCAAACTTACCCGTGCCATATTCGCTGATTTTCCACTCGCGGTAGAAGTCAGCCTCAAGCTCGGTGAGTTTGTTGCCCTGCGGGGAGTAGATGCTTATCCGGCTGGTCATCAGTTATTCCGATCCTGCCAGTAGATATAAACGGTCATCTGGAGCGTTCCCGTTGTCTCGATGTCGTCAATCTTGATCGTGTTCGCACCGGGCTGTAAATCAAGCCATTGGTTGCGTACGCTCGAATAGCTGTAAATCGCGCCCGCCTTGTCGGTGTCCTTCTCATTATCCGCGCCGGTGAGCGTCACGGTCTTATCTTTGCAGTCAATTTCAAGAGTGCCGTTCAATAGCATACCGGTGTCAATTTTGAAGCTCTGCGCGGTGGTGCTGTTGCTCACCTTGATATTCAGGTGATAATTGTTCGTCTCTGCGCCCAGCGTCGCCAGCGGGATGTAATTCGTGTCCGGTACAAGGGTCACGTCGGTGTAGCTGATGCAGGCATAATTCGAGGCGGTTGCGCCCATCGCGCCGTCAAAGATAAACCGCAGGTGCTTGCGCGTCCCGCCCAGGCTCACTCCCGAATGCGCGCTGAGCGCCGTCCAAGTGGTGGCGCTGGCTGGCGTGGCTTCCGTTGTCCAGCCCGCTGTCCAGGTATCGCCATCATCGCTGTATTCCAGGTAGGCTTTGCTCGGCCAGTTCGTTGTAACTCTGTACTTCTCGCCTGAAGCGGTGACGGTTGTAAATCCACACGGGTTATAGATCGACCATGCCAGGCTGGCGTTATCGCTGCGCCAGGAGCTGCCCGATTTCCATGCGCTTATAATTGCGCCCATCTCTGTGGCAGGGTCAGCCAGCGCGTTCCTTGCCCCCGTGTAGCACCTCGTCTTGTTGGCGGTATCGTTGTTGTTATCGGTATCCAGTACGTTCTTACTCCACGAGCCTGCGCGCTGTCCGCTTGCGTCCCTGAATTCTCCGTACACCCATGAGACATTGGTACTCGCCAGGCTGATAATCGGCTTATGCGCGTCGTAGTTGGCAAACGTGCCTGCACTGGTCTTGTCGATGGTTCCCAGGGTGATGTTGCCATAGTAAATCCAGATTTCGTGTTCGATGAAGTATGCCCCGGCTGCTTTGGCGTGTGCGGCTGCGGTGGTTCCGTTCGCACCGCGCGTGATACCCGTGAGCGTGGCGGTATTGTCATTCTTGCCGGTGTACCGTAATAGTTCAGTCCCGATCAGCACCAGCCCTTTGCTTGGAAACTTCGATGTGTTCTTCAACACCAGCCCGTTCGGGAGCGCGGCATCATCCACCGCTGTATCCACTTCGCTCTCCACCTTCGCTTTGAGGTCAAGCGAGATCCACACTTTATGCGCGGCTGAACCTACGCCGTAACTCCATGAAGGGACTAACTTCCCGTCCACGAATACATTTGTGTCATTCCCGTCAGCCTGTATCATGCTCTGGTTGATCTGCGTGGCGTTGGCGTGTGTCGCCGCTGACGTTCCGTTGATACCGCGTGTGCAGCCTGTCAGGTTGCCGCCTGATTTCCCGGTATAGGATATCTGCTCCGTCTCTATCATGGCAATGCCAGAGGAAGGCAGCGTACCCGTTTCCGAAGTGTAGGGGATAGTGGTAGCGTCCGCAGCGATTCCACCGTCGCTGTTCACATGCACGTGATTAGTGGTGTAATTCAGCAGTCCGGTTGCATCCCATCCAGCGTTGGTCAGTTCAAACGGGTAGTTGACCAGGTCTTCTGCTACCCTGTTTCGGACGATGACCAGTCGTTTATAGGCATATCCGCTTCCCTTGACGGCTGTCGGGGTGATGGTGATGCGCGGGCGCGCGTTCACGTTTCCGCCAACGGTAACTTCTTTCGTTTGTCCGGATGCGGTTATGTCCCACTTGCTTGCTGCTGTCTCGGATACCGCCAGCCATACGGGGTCGGCTATTGCCAGGGTGACGATGCAGGCGTTTGCGCTGATTCGCAGGAATTTCTTGGTCGTGGCGTTGACGTAATATTGTTTGTCAGAATTATTGCTGTCCTTGATAATAAGCGCGTGCGGGGTCTGATCCTCCACGTCGAACCAGCTTTTGATCGTGTCGATCTGCGTGGCTACCGTTCCCTTCATGTCAATGGAGATAACCATCTCGTACTCTTTGAGAGTTTTACCCCCAAATACAGGCCGGTTGAATGGGCGCGGTACGAATGTAATATCCGTTCCTCCCTGCGCTTGGTTCTCTACGAGGATCTTCGAGAGGTAATTAGTTCCGTCGTTTATCGCGTGCCCGTTGTATGTGTAAAGGGAAGGTATCATACTTCTAACCTCATCTGTTTCATAATGTCTTGTGAGGTCAACTCCCTGTCAACCGCAAAGTAAGCGTCCCCGTAGAAGTTCACCACCTGCCCCCCGATTGCGTTATTCGGTATCACGCTTCCGGCCTGTCCAGGCACGATGATTTCCGGACCCTTCTCACCCACGAGGTAAGGCTTGTTGCTCCAGATTGGGCCGCCGCCAGCACGTCCGATGATTCCGTTACCATTTAGGTCGTAATTCGCTGCGATTTCTGCCGCGCCTATTGACCCGCCGTTGTAATTTGTATTCACGGTAACAGTCACGGTCTTGTCTGTGATTCCGTCGATTTTTGTTTGTACACCTTTTAGTGCATCATCAGCCTGCGTTGTGTCAGCCGTGATTGTGGTCGTCGCGCCTGTCGCGCCCGCTCCATTCGGATTTTCTCCAAATTTATACGTTCCTAATTTTTCATTGAACCAAACAGAACGGGTATCTGTAGCACTAACAACCCCTTTTTTGATCCATTCTCCGATTGAGGTGGACGGAGACCCACCTTCACCGGGCAATATTCCAAGTCCAGTAAGGTCGTTCATTGTCATGGAAACGATTACGTCCACTGGAATACCAGCTTCAGCCCAGCCTTTTATTTTCTGGATTTCGGTCTGGATAATAGCAAATTGTCTGATTGCTTCAGGTGATATTTGACCAGTTGCCTCAAGTAACCCATTCCAAATATCAGCTCCATCCATCCCCAACTCTTTGAGCTTGTCGCCCAAAAGATCAAAACTCTTCGCGCCGCGCTCCGCTGCCTGGTCTTTACCGCTTATCGAAGTCCATGCCTCTTTCCAATTCGTCGCACTGTTCTTTGCGTCAGCGTATGCATCTTCCATCGCGGCCAGGGTTTCAATTTTCGACTTGAGCGCGGCTATGTCCTCTTCCGTTGCTTCTGTAGCGCCGGTGGTGATGTCACGCAGTTGTCCCATCTCATCCACGTACTTGCCAAGTTCGGGATGAAGCGCATAATAGGCGCGTGCCTGGGCAATGAGGCTGGCTTGCCACGCGTCTTGTGCTCTTATGATGTTTGCTATTGTTTGGGGAATATCCGCGCCGAATACACCTTGCTCTTGCAGAGCAACCCCTAAATCCCCCATCCTGTCTTGGACTCGCTCATTAAGGTCTGCTTCCGCCTGCTGTACCCTGATTCTCCGCGCCTGGTTGTCGTAGAATTTCGTCCAAAACTCATTCCACCCGCGAGCGATTCCAACGGTGTCTTTTCCTGCGGCTTCTCTAAAGTTGCCCATTGCTATCTTTAGGTTTTCTGCTCCGTCACTTGCTTTCTCCATTGCAGAGGCAGCTCCGCCAAACTCAGTGGATAGTTCCGCGAGAAGTAGCTTTTGATACCCAATTACATCATTGGTTTCTTTGAATTTCTTGATCTGGTCGATTTGTGACGAAGTGAACGATACGCCCGCCCTCTTTAGTGCGGTGTAGCCATTGAAATCGTTGAAGGCTTTACCAACCTGCACTACCGCGCCTTGTAAATCACCCCCCAGCACAGCGGACATATCTACGGCGGCTTGCATCACGTCCGGGAATATGCTCCCGCTGATTTTTGTGAAGGTAAGCAGCACGGCTTCTGCGCTTACAATAAGTTCATCGTCAATCCCTGACATTTTGCTGAGTGAGGCAGCATAACCGTCAAGTTGGTCTTTTGATATGCCTGCCGCTCCGCCGGTTGACCGTAACACCGCGCCAAGTTTTGCGTCTGCGATTGCGGCTTCTTCTGCGGCGGCTTCCATTTTCTTGAGTTCATCAACCAGGAGGCCAATTGCAGCCATAGCGATACCAACGCCAAGTCCCATTTTACTGAGACCACCGATCATCTGGTTGATTCCGCCTAATATGCCATTAGCCCCAGCCGTGAATTTACTGGAGTCTATGCCCACTTCCGCGAGTATGCTTGCGACTTTTTCAGCCAAATTTACCGCCTATAAAATGCTTGTTTTAGCTTTCGCTATGCCGTCCTGGATTTGAAAATAATCATTCCAGTCAGCTACGCTAAGCGCGTCTACCTGTTCGAGCGTCCACCCCATTTGTTCCGCTACTTTCCATCGCCAGTACACCCAGGGTAAGGACTTGCCCAGCTTTAGTCCCGCGTAGACGCGCTTACTCAGTTTGGGGGGTCAAGGGGTGCGTTCGCTGCCTTGATGATTCCGAGTACAAGCCTGCGAGAATCGTCGTGTAACATCGCGCGCCAGTCATCCGCGCCGATGCCCGTGACCTTCTCTATGAACTCGTAATCCTTTTTCTTGGCCTGCGTACCGGAGATAAAGTCTTCCCATTCTCCGTGTGTCATTTTGCTGGTGTCAATGTTCACGACCTTGCCCGTTGAAAGTGTGACTTCTCCCATTAGTCACCGCCCTTAGAATGCACCGAGAACGCGTGCGCCGTTTTTCTGGAAATCGCAGGTGATTTCGACGACGTTATCATAGGGGTAGTTGTAATTTGCCCCCATGCTAATCACTGGTACGGTTTCTTTCGGCTTTCCTGACGCGGTTCCTTCACGCCCGATAATGAGCGTGCCTTGCGTGCCCTCAACCAGCGCGTTTTCGAGGACGGTTCCGGCTGTCTGTGATAAGCCCTTCCAGCTGTACTTGCCATCCTTCTGCGTGGTGAGGTAGGTCTCATCCGCGTCCGATCCGGCTGTCGATTTCACAAGTCCGATGGTCGGGCTGTTGGATAGACTGCGGTAATCCGTGTTCAGCACGAGCGTTCCCGCTGCGTGAATGAACGATACTGCTAATGCTGCACCTGTATGTTCTGCCATTTTATTACTCCTTATTTAGCTGATCTGATACGATAATCCGCGCCGCACATATACGTCTTTCGACCTGCGGAGTCGGTTTCAACCATTGACATTCCATTTTCCCGCCTGGTCTGAATGTTCGTCCAGCCGGTAATGGTCAAGGTTTTTTCATGTAAAGCGGTGTCAATTTGCCCGTCTATGACCCCTGCCGCTGAGGGGGTGCTCGCATACGCCCGAATGAATAAGACGCAATCCTTGCCTCTGTGGGGATTGGTGTTTTCCTCTCCCTCGTTGACATAATCCCAAACGATGTAAGGCAATACCGCGTTATCTGGAGCTTGCAGGAAATAGACGGCGGTTCCGGCATTGGTGATGGTTCCTCCTAAAGTGGAATAGATTGTCGCGTTTAGCGTCGGTTGTATGCTCATGGTTTTTCCAATACTTTCCTGATGTCCTCAAAAAAGGGTTCTGCTTCTCTTTCAGTTGCCCCGCCCAGAAAGTGCTTCGCGGTCACGCCCTTCGACGTGCCAAGTTCCTGGTAAACGCCATACTCAACACCATCCTCGACGATCCAGTTATTCTCGTCAACCTGCTCCGCGTGGATGCTGTTCTTCAGCGCCCCAGTGTCTACAGGGGCATCCTGCGCCGCGTTCGCCTGGATATTAAGCGCGTGTCGCTTGATGATTGGAGCAAGAGACGCTGGTTTTTCTTTGAGGTTCTTCACCATGTCCAACATATCTTCCCGAATTGTCAGGCTCCCAACAGTTGTCACGTTCATGGCACTAACTCGCATGAGCATCTTGTCACGGCTTTCCAACTTTGCCCGTTGTTCACCGCCTGGATGGAGAATGTGTTAGTTCCCACAAGAATCCGGTTTGCAGGGGTTATCGTTTCGTCGTATGCCATTGAGATAACGGCTTTCTGGTAAGGGGTCAAAGCTGCGTTGGCTACCCTCTCATTCCCTGACTGATAATCCACCCTGCAAGGTACAAGCGTCTTGGTCGCTGCCCAGGTCTCTGTCAGCCCGCCTGCCCCGTCGCTGGTATATGTCACCGAGAGGATACTGCAAGTTTCCGGCAGTAGTTTTTCAACAGATTCGCGCATAAAAGCAAGTTCGGCGGCGGTTAACATGCGTCCGTGTCCTCTCTAACCATC